TTTATAAAGTACATCTTAACGAGCAAGGTTTCCTCATAAGTCTCATACCAACAATAAGATGTTTGGATCCTGTACTTCTGGGACATGTCTCGTTTTCCTGACACATTACTATTTAACCAGTAAGCGGAGTATCGGATTCGAACCGACGACATCTAACTTGGAAGGATAGCGTTCTACCACTGAACTAACTCCGCATATGTCGATGAAAGGACTTGAACCTTCATGAGTTGCCTCACTGGAACCTAAACCCAGCGCGTATACCAATTCCGCCACATCGACGAAGGCGACTCAAGTAGGATTCGAACCTACGACCGACTGCTTAGAAGGCAGTTGCTCTATCCAGCTGAGCTATTGAGTCATGGGACAATCATACCAGAGACTGGTCAGATTGTCAACGGAGAGTGAGAGATTCGAACTCTCGAAGGGGTTACCCCCTTACAGCATTTCCAGTGCTGCGCCATCGTCCACTCGGCCAACTCTCCAAGGTGGGCAGGGAGGGATTTGAACCCCCGTAGGCAGAGCCAGTGGATTTACAGTCCACCTCCATTAACCACTCGGACACCTACCCTTTTCTTCTTTATTAAGTTTGACGTACTTACTATAGTACTTCTTTTTTAGGTTGTCAAGGACTTCCATGTCTTCATAGAAACCCATGTACTTAGTGAGTTGATAAGATCCTTCTAGCTCACTTAACAATCTTAGAATGTTTACTGAAGTTACTGGGAGACCCCCAGGTTTGAATTCACTTGAGGGTCTCATAAAAATTAGGTGCGGCTATACAATTTGTGTAGATAGGATAAACGATTTTTTTGCTCTACGGGTGTTCTACCGCACCAACAGTATTTAGGCCAGGACTAACTTTTTGGTATAATCGTATGCATATTGCTGACGATACCCTTTGATACCCCAACCCAACCAGTAGTAAGCAGCAACCATGTATTGATCGACTGTCTTACCAGGACCTTCAAATTCAGGGAGGTAGCGTTGGAATACAGATTCGTTAATCATGTATGCTGTCTGACCTTCAAGTGTAGAAGGGTCATACCCATAACGTTTGGCAAAAACACCAAGGTTCCTGTAACGTCCTACACTGGTCCACTGAATAAGACCATAACCCCCGCTATAGCAACGGTCGTAAGGAACTCTAGCCCCTCCTTCGCAAATGTTGGGATGGAAGTTGCTTTCAGACTTAATGTTTCCCATGATCGTTGCAAGGGCATTGCGATCTGAGATTCTGGTCTTCTCTTGGAGTTTTTCCAGGACATATTTCTCATTGGTATTACATCCTGGGCACGTCCAAGTCTTCGGAACCACTTTAATTGGCACCGCCTTCTCTTCATTGACACTTACATCAACGGGAGGAGGGTTTTTGATCTCACTGATTAGTGGATAAGCACAAGCAGCGGGAACAGATGAAGCCAACAAAAGTGGCAGAAGTTTTTTGAACATTTAATTAATTGAACTCAACATCCGTTACAGGAATTTAACTCCTCCTACGGCTCAAATGTGTATCAGTTCCATTGAAAACACTACGGTATTCTTCATACATGGCTACCGCATCAGCGATCCTACCATCATTGACCAATTCATGCAAGCGATCAACCAAATAGTCCCTAACCATATCTTCATGAGTCATGTAGTGTTCCATTGAAGTAATCCTTCCTGAAGTAACGACTGAGAACGTTGTTATTATAGTAAGCAGGTTCCCCGTTGTCAAGAGCCTCAGTGAGGACGTTGTTCATGAAAAGCTGACGGGTCTCTTCGTAGTTTACAAATCCCTTAGTGGTGTGGACTGAGAGAATTTCCCTTCTAAAGTTCTCCCTGCCAATGGCAGCGATGTCTTCTTTAAGATTGTCAGAACTTCCATAGTAGTTCTTCCAGTCGCTTTCAGACTTAACTCTCCGATTTTTATTTCTAGGCTTTCGAAACTGCCAGAAGTATTTTCTACCGATGTACTTCTTCCCATTTCTGAGATTCGTAATACAGTAAACAAAGCCGTAGAGCCCGCCAATATCGTCAGACTCAAAGCACTTACCATTGTACATCCAAGGGTTAGTATAGGAGCATGTTTCAGGAGTAGTTCCCCCCGCGCTCTCATTCGCTCTCTTAGTGTCGTCATTCAATGTAACTCATTAATACACTAAGATATATATGAGCTTCCCTTTGAACCCTGGCAGAGTTAGTTTACCGAGATTTTAGACCCGTGTCAATCCTTAGTCGAATCTCGAAGTATGTTTTGCCATCGCTGCATCATACTTCTTCTCTTTAGAAGTCTTACCATGCTTAAGTTTTCTAAGAGTATCGCGACCAACTCTTCTGTTATGAGTCTCTAAAGGAGTTTCCTTAGCACCTTTTACCTTTTTCTTTTGGCGAGAACCAGGGAAGTTTTTGGCATGTGATTTTCCCTCAGGACTCTTACTGATATCCAGTTTAGTGCCCGTCTTTTTCTCGTGCTTATCAAGAACTTTCTGACGTTCTTTCTTTGCCTCAAGAGATTTGGAAGCCTGTTTGGCACGAATCTCAACACCTACACGGTGTTCATCTTTCTTACCCTCTTTAGCAGCCCGAGTTGCTTCCTTAATAGTATTTGCGGAAGACCACAGATTGTTTTCCTTAATATAAGTATCTACTAACTCTTCCTTCTCCCACTTAGAAATATCATATCCCTGTTCGTGCAAAGACTCGATCCAGGATTCATACTTCTCTAGATGGTATTCTAGAAGTTCTTCCTTATAATTCTCATACTGTTCTCTATATCTACCTTTCTTCTCTGGTAACTTGTCATGTTTTGTACCAGCAAAATCTTTTGCATCCTTCTTAGTCATCGATGCAGCAGCTGCTGCAACTTCAGGTGATGGTGCAGTCTTACCTTTCTTTGTAGCGTAGACCATACCCATGAATCTCTGTTGGGCTTTACTGACTGCTTTCTCAGTAATAGTTCCCTCTAGGCACTGACAGGGGTCACAACCACATACAGGACACTCCATGGACTCTCCCACGGACTTCTTTCTTTTAAACTCCTTATATAAAGAATGAGCCTCCCCATGTCTACCCTCCTTGGTAGACTTCTTGCTCATGTTGAAAAGTTCTTTGGAAGAGTACTTATTGTTTTTAAGAACAGAGTCCATAGAATCTGTGGACATTCCTTTCTCAATAACAAAATCTTGAACCTCAACAAAAGATTCACCATCAGCGTTCTCCACTGTGGAATATAAAGTCTTGTATGCCTCGGATAAACCTTTTCCTATATCGTGGTTCATGTTAAAATCATACTCCTACATACGTATTTATTAGATCAATAAATAGAAGAAAGGGACCTTATCATAAGAACTTAAATGGCTAGACAGGGAATTTTCACTGGATTTACGCCGAATGATGGTCTGGGAGATTCCCTCGCATCAGGTGCTGTAAAAGTAAACGCCAACTTCCAAGAGATTTACGATGCTTTTGGTGATGGAAATAACCTGTCTCCAGGAGCAGGTGCTGGCGGTACATGGTCTAAAGCAAGTACATACGGAATTAGTACAAGTAAGTATGTAGGTATTGGAACCGAGTTGCCCACATCTCAACTACATGTAGTCGGCAACTCATTACTACAAGGTATCACAACGGGTACATTCGTTGGTGATGGATCTGGACTTACTGGCGTTACTGCAACGGGATCAGGCGTTATCCTAAAAGATAACGGAGTACAAAGAGGTGTAGCTGAAACTCTAAACTTCGGAGACAGACTAAACGTCAGTAACGTTTTCCAAGGTAGTGTAGATATTAATGTTGCAGATTACGTTTCGTATGCAACTGTTGCAGGAATAGCAACCTATGCACCAGTCGCTGGTATTGCAACACTCGCAGACAATGCGACAACTGCAGGTGTAGCAACGTATGCACCTCTGGCAGGTATCGCAACGTTTGCAACAACCGCAGGAATCGTAACCTACTCGGGTGCTTCTGGTGTTGCAACCAATGCAGGTGTTGCTGAGTATGCAAAACTGGCAGGTGTATCTACTTATGCAGTAACAGCTGGAGTTTCTACACTAGCTGGTTATGCAACTTCTGCTGGAATTTCTACAGTAGCAAGAAACTTGACTGGTAATCCATCTATTACCATCGAGAACATCAATTCTATCACTGGTATTGTTACAGTTCCTGGTCAAGGCAGTAAGATGCGTTTTGACTTCGACTCTGTTGCTGACCTACCCCAGGCAGTACAGTGGAGAGGTATGTTCGCTTATGCAAATAATACTAAATCACCATACGTATCTTTTGGAACAACCAACGGTGGATATCAAGGGTGGAGAAGACTCCTAGCCGAGGACATCTACGGCAACTATGAAACTACAGGTGTTATTACTGCAACTAGATTTGCTGGTGATGCATCTGGATTGTATAACCTACCATCAACCGATGCGATCTGGAGATCCAATCCAACTGGTATCGTTACGGCATCGAACGTAGGTATCGGAACAACAAACGCAGAAGAGAAGTTAGTTGTACTAGGAAACTTCCTACTCAAAGGAAGAATCGTTGGTGCCGCAACCACTAACATTCTACCTTTCCTCTATGCAACATATGCAGATCTACCAAGTGCATCCGATTATCACGGTGCATTCG